AGAGTATGTTCAATTGTGAGCAGGATCCTCTCTCCCTTCTCATTGAATTAACTCCAAAGTTAGCTAAGAAACGTTATCGACAATCTATTTACGAAGCCTGGGACCACAAATGTGGTTATTGCGGAGATGAGGCAACAAGCCTTGATCACATTGTTCCCAGATTTAAATCTGGATCGAGCAATAGAAACAACTTGATGCCCGCTTGTCGCCGTTGCAACTCAAACAAGGCCAGTTTAAACATGGAAGATTGGTACTCTCAACAGCATTTCTATTGTCCTTCTCGCCATACGCGAATCAAGGCCTGGATGTCTCAGGAGCCCATTGAAATCTTTGCTTATAATGTTGATACGGTACTTGCCAAGTTTGCAGCTGGATAATGGCGCTTTATTACTTAAAAGGACAATGGGTTTATAAAGCTGAAAATGAAAATAATCCTACCTATGCAAACGGTGGGTTGCAAGATTTGCCGGAAACTTATACGGAATCCACTGATGAAATAATTAGCTGGGCTCCTAATGAGTACGGTGATTATCAACCAGTTTACGGAACTCAAGAAGTTACCAATGAAGGCAACGTCACTCACAACCAATTAAATAAGAAAAAGAACGAAGACAATATTGCGGCCAATGAAGAGGCAAAGAAAAAAAACCAATACGAAGCAGAAGCATGGCAAATTATTAATTCAACTAAAGGAGCAGATTACCTTCCTCAGGTTGGAAAAATCACAAACTCCTCATGGGGTTCTACACAATTAGGCAAAGACATCAAGGACAGTTTCGATACCTGGTACAAAGAACAAAAAATTGGAGCAGGATGGAATATTGATTTAGGAGCCAAACCGCCAGCGGGCGATTTTGATCCAAATTATTACTTGTCCGAAAATCCAGATGTCAAGGCCCAGTGGGATTATGCCGTTAAGATCGGTGACTTAGACATTACTGCACTATATAAAAGTGATAAAATTTTTGCGCTTCAAAACTACACGTATTCCGGGAAACCCGCAGGTAAGCGTGGGAATAAAGCGCAGGAATTAACAGAAGCAAAACAATATTTAGAAAAAAAGCCTACAGATTCTGATATTCAAGGCATCAAAGACAAACAACTTGGTATTAGTTACGAAGCCCTTAAAGACGTAAAACCCGGAACGGAACTAGAAGAAATTGCTTCCGAAGAAATTGGCGCAGATATTGTTAAAAAAACAAAACAATTTGGCGCTTTAACTCAAGACGTATTAAAAGACACAATCCAAGAAATGCAAAAAGCAAAAGCTCAAGAACAGCTTTTGTCAATGATGGGTGGCCTTCCCGGATTCCAGGAAATTTTAAATATTAATCAGACGTTAAGTGATTCAATTCTCGGTGATTCCGGCGTGGGTGGGATCCTTGCTTTTGGCAGCGGTGGCCCAAAGGCAGAAGAAAGTCTTGAGAAGTCGCTGCAAAATATGACGGGCGTAAATACCAGCACTGTTTATAACTGGCAGCAATGGTTTGATAGCAGCTTAAAAAAACAGTATGAGAATGACTTGGAGCTGGGATTAACCAAAAAAGAAGCAGAAGAAAAAATCAATATTGAATCAAATTTTGCTAAGCAGTTTATTGAGCAATATTTGGTGCCCCGCTTCAACCAATCTAAAACGGTTAGTGAATTCATGGAATACGTTAACGTTAAAGACGAAGAGCAAAACCCATTTCAAACGCAAGATATTCTTAACGCCGCCGCTGATGTTGGCAAATTAAAATCTCAAAGCTATTTAGATCAGATTAAGCAAATGCAAGACGCTTATTTTGATCCCAAGTTTTATTTTGATCCAAACAATAATTTAAAATCTGAACAAATTAAAAGCCTTGCAGGCGTCAAACAGCAGCAAGAAGCATATCAAAAGCAAGCTCAAACTGTTGCAGTAGATTGGGAAGAAGCAAAGAAACAATTTGCCGCACAAAATGGCTATTGGTATATTCAAGCCTATAAATATGGGATTGACCCAACCGACAAAGACGCGTTCGCCAAGCTTCACTTTCAAGTCAAAGGTCAAGCACAAGGCTTTGATGCAGCGGAAGATTTGTGGACGCCAACAAAAGTACAAGATTATATTTATACAACAATTCTTCCGGCAATTAAAAACCAAGTTGACAACATGTCAATCTTTGGTGAGTTTTTAAAACCGGATGAGTTCACCGAAAACCTACTTTCTAGCGCCAATGTAAATCCAGAAGACAAGTCTACGTGGGGTGAAGTATTAAAGACATTTGGTTTGGATACATTTCAGGGTTCATATGATGAATTAAAAAACTACATCTCGGATACATTTAAAACAGTTTCCGCCCTAGAGCTTAATGATCAATTAAAGGAACTACAGAAAAAAGGTATTAAACCAACTCAGAAAAATCTTGGCGTTTTTTATATTGAAAAACCGACCGATACGGCTACTGCGCCAGAAGGTGAAACAGCACTCTACAAAACATTTAAACAATATGGATATGCGGGAGACGAAAAAGAATTTTATGAACAATTCTTTCCTGACCTTGATATTGAAGAACAAAAACTTTTAACCCAAGCGGGAGGTGGCACAGGCGGATTAAAGTTTATTGACCTAGAGAAGCAAGACCCCCTTTCCGCCTTTGGGACGATTGAAAAACTCATGGGAGGCGAAGAGGATGGCTTCACCAATATTTTTTCTTTGGCAGACAAAGAAGACGATGAAGATAAAAAAGATTACTTTAAATTAGGATTAGATGATGAAGATGAAGATTACAAGTCCAAAACGGGCGCTTCAATTCTCGGTGAATTCACATCTTTCTTTAAAGGTTTCTGATGGCCGACAAACGTAAAAAAGCTGCGGCGGCCGCCAAGATCGCTAAAGACAAGATGACTTGCAACAAGCCGCAAAAAACTCCCAGCCATCCGACCAAGAGCCATGTCGTCAAGGCCTGCAAGGATGGAGAAGAAAAGATCATTCGCTTTGGTCAGCAAGGCGTAGAAGGCGCAGGCAAGAATCCCAAAACTGAAAAGGACAAGGCACGTCGCAAGTCTTATTACGCTCGACATAATGCTCAAGATCCAAAACCTGACATCATGTCAGCTCGATATTGGAGCCACCGTGTAAAATGGTGACGCCTCACCAGCCTAAAAATGGCTAAACCTAAATCAACCACTGCTCTTAAAATTGAATCCCGTCCCAAAAAAACTAAACAAGGACAAGGGATGAATTCCAAACCTAATCACGGTCGCAAGAAATTGCGCGGTCAAGGGAAATAATTTGTGTATGATTGGGGGTAATAGAAAAGTGTTACCCCCATGTCTGACGTTACTCGTGCAATTACTTTAATTCGTAAGTACGAGGGTTTTAACGAAAAGGCTTACCCCGATCCTTATACCGGTGGTGAGCCTTATACACTTGGTTATGGCACTCAGTTCTATCCGGATGGATCTCCGGTTAGAAAGGGGCAACTTTGTTCAAAAGAAAAGGCATTGGAATATTTATTTCATGAAGTGCATTTAATTGAAGGGCAGCTGGAAAAACTAAACTTGGGTTTGGACAACTGCATGGCGCAAGCCTTGATTTCTTTTGTTCATTCCATTGGGTGGGAGCCTTTTTTGTACAGCGAAATCGTCGACTGCATTGATCGGGAAGATTTCTTTGATGCAACACAGTCAATGGGAAACTGGATCTTCGACGCGGATCACAAAGTTGTTGGCGGTTTGATCGATCGTCGCAGAGAAGAAATCAACCTATTCCTCGAAGAGATTAACGCCAACCCTTGGTCCTCGACGGAAATTCTTCTTCGAGCTTTCCGCAACTACAATGCTGCGCCGCACCAGGTTCGCGCAATCAGGACATTAGAAGAAAGCATCAGTCCGTACATTCTGTCTCGATTTGCCAACGATTTTGACATTGAAAGCTCTCCGTGGGCATCTTTCACAGACGAAGAGCTGGATTCGATATTTATCATGTAGTCTTAGAATAATTAAATCTAAGGCTGAGGATTACATGGAGCGTTCAGTCGAACCACGTGAGTTTCAACTCCCCTTGGAACTGCAATTCTCCATGCGTAAGGCTGAGCTTGCCGCCCAAGAAATGACTTGGGATCAGCTTTACTCTGCCCTTTTGAACTTATACCACCAACGCTTGATGGAATGGTATGCCATTAAGTCGTTGATGGCTGACGAAAATATTGAGCTGGACTGGGGCATTCCCACAGACATTGAACTGGTCGAACTCGCCGCCAGTTGCATTGGCGACGACGATGACGACGAGGACGACGAGCTTCAGCCGTTTTAAACTTCGTTTATCTCGATAAGACGGTCCAAGTACCAGCGGCATTTTTTTAAATCTTGAACGCCGCCTTTATTGCGCCAACGCCACAAATACTTCACGCAATTGGCCCGGAGATAACCTTCATATTCTTCTTGGGTCAGCTGTGCTTCAATGGCTTCAATGCACTCAATCCCGCCTGTCTCTGCGTAATGAGACGGATGATTGACTAGATCTTCTTGTACCACGGGACGACGCTGAGCCGTGTCCCAAGGAACTGGGCATACACCCCCTGGGCAGTCCATGATTTCCTCTTCGTCCTCTATCGGCGCAAACCACGGCGCTTGAGAGACTCCTCCTTCATTTCCTCGGTTGGCTCCCCAAGCTCCAGCACCAAGGTCTTCGGCTTGGGCGACGCTCCCATCTTCATGCCGTCTTCCATCGACGGAATGTAGCCCGTTACGCCCGACCTTTCCATCCCCTCGATGTTGAGTGGATTCCGTTCCATTCCCTGTTCGCATGCCACCAAGCCCCTGTTGTACATGTCATACAAGGGTACATCATTTTCTTGGTTGGCGATAGGCTGACCAAAGTCTTCTTCAAGATCTAAACACCGACACTTGACTTCGTCCTGTACAAAACTATCCAGGAACCCTGCCGCACTGTGGTACATGATATGTAAGGCTTGATTTATTCCTCTTACAATAATACTATGGCAAATTTCTTTGATCAGGTCTACGATCCACGGCTTGACGCAGCGTCGTCTGGCGTAGAGGTAACTGATCTAAATCCAGAAAAAATATACGATACAGATCTTCGACGCGTTAAAGAAGAAGATCGTCGTTCTGTTGAAAATATTAACGAACCTCAAGAAGATGTAGGTAAGTTTATGCGTGCTGCCAAGGCCGCTGGTGAATACAGAACCAGAGCTGGCATTGCGGAGCCAACCATTCGTGGACGTACTCCCAGGAATCCAGCAAATCTTGCGGGGACAGAACTACCAAGCATGGGCGACACGTATGGTCCCGCAGGCAGCACAAACTATGCAAATAAGCCAGGTAGAGCTTTCGGCAATATTTGATTAAACCTGGGACAACACAACTTCCGGTGGTTGGTCTTGGTATTTACCCTTGCGGTCTTGGTAGCTCACTTCGCAAGGGGAGCCTTGATAAAACAGTAGTTGAGTAATTCCTTCGTTGGCGTAAATACGGTTAAAAAGCCCAGTGCAATTGCTGATTTCTAGCGTAAGGTAACCTTCCCATCCACTTTCGGCTGGCGTAATATTGACCAGAATTCCTGAACGTGCGTAGGTTGATTTACCAACGGCCACCACAGTGACATCCCTGGGGAGCTTCAGCCGTTCTTTCGCTACACCAAGACAATATCCGTACGGCGGCAGCAGGAAGTACTGTCCACGCTCATCCTCGAGCAAGGCGGCAGGCTTCAAAATTTCAGGATCAAAGTTTTTTGGATCGCAATCCCCAGCTTGAACTTTGCCGAAGATTAGGCACTGACTTGAGGAAAGACGGATGTCGTATCCGTAAGAACTTAATCCATAGCTCAGCAGACGCCTACCGTCCTCTTCGCTTACGACATGATCAACAAAAGGCGCAATCATGGACTCTTCTTCTGCCAGTTTGCGAATTTGCCAATCTGCGAGCACGGTCATTGTTTTGATCAATCGTTGTTCAGTATACAAAAATCAGTAAAGAAGACGCCCTTTTTCTTGGTAAATATCAATAAATCTTTCAGTGCATTCAGCAGCGCGATCCATCGGTGGCAGGTATACCAAAAAAGAAGTACATGTTTTGTGCCTGCTAACACCTTCACTAGTATTTTTTAATAATGTTGGCGCCGTCTTGAGAATGCACATGGGGAAATCAAAGATATTTTGTTCGTAACGAATCATGTCAGGGCAATTTGTAAAGTACAAACCCTGCGTAATCTGTCGAGTTGACCAGCTTTTATACAGTTTTCTGAACCAAATGGCATGAGAAGACACCAAAGTCGGGGACGTTGCCCGTGTCATCTTCCACCTTTGGTTCTTTTTATCCCAAAAATACGTACCACTTGGCGGAAACAAGTAGACGCTGCCGTGCCACTGCTGGCAATTCAACCCGTCTTCAACAGGGGTAAAATATTCCGTTGCTTCGACGTAGCGGTTTGCTACATGAGAACTGGCTACATCCAGATCAATGCCCTCTAAAAGAGCGTGCGCCGACGCGACAAGATCATAATTTGTAATTAACTCACGGTCCTCAACGTGAGAGCGAATATTTTGAATTGGCATTACGCATCCGCGACGACGTTATAGTCTATTTCCGAATAGCGAATGCCCTCTTTATCGTTAATGAGGTAGCCAGCCTTTTCTGCCGGGTCGATTTTCTGCG